GTGTAATGGTCGCCGTCAATCATAATATCAGTAACTGCTTCTATTTCTCCCATAGCAATAGCATCTATTCTATGTAGAAAAGCATTGTTACCTCTGTTGCCCCAATGTTGATTAATTCCGCTTTGGTTTGGCACAAATCGTGCGTCACCAGTTGACGTATATGTATTCGTTTTTAAGCCGTCATTACTTGTGCCTTTCCAAGCATGTAACATACCGACTCTTCGCTTACCATATATTATAGGTAAGTCATTTGCTGCTCCGTTTTTGTTTACAAATAAACCTGAGCCAGCTTCTGCTGCTTCTTGTGCTGCTTTTTTTGAATAGTAAGCTGAACCAGCTAGTCCTACTATTGCAGCTATTACGTAACCCCAAATCATTCTTTACCCCATCCTAAGTTAGTCACATCTTGGTGAGCATACTTAAAAAAGTCGTCTCCTGAATGTAGTTGTTGTTGTAGTGTATCGTTAGTGTATCGACCAGCATTTAAATTAAATGATGACCATCTACTTGTAACTTTTAATTCTAATATAGAATTTACTTTGCTTTCTTTAATTTGGAAAGTATCAAGTGTTCCTTTGTATGAAACAAAAGGAGTGCCTTGTACTACGCCATTTTGAAGTATAGCTAAGTATATATTGATATCTTGGCCTCTATAATTTGAAGCCATATATCCTTGTGAAAGTGTTGTATCTACGTTTGAAAGTGATAAGTTATATGAACCTACTTTAAGCGCTTGGTCTTTCTTAATATTATTAAAAGATAATAAAAGACCACCTTGCGCAGAGTAAGTATTACCATTAGCAACTAAATCTGTATCATGATTCGTTAAATAAAACGGACCAGGAAGGTCGACTAAGTGGCAATACTCAAAGTTATCACTTTGCAACGCTGTTATTGTGTCAGCATGCAAATTTATCATTATAACCTCTCTACTAAATCTATTTCAAATCTTACAAAGCCATCAGCTCCATAATTTATTTGTTGTATATTGTTTCGTAAACTAACTCTAATGTATACTGGATTATTTACTAATGTAGCAGATGTAACATCTTCTATAGTATCTGGGTATACGCTAGTGCCGTCTGATTTAACTTGATAAAGCTTGTTGTGATTATCGTAGTTTACATATTCACCTGCTGCGCCTAATGTGTCGCCTAATTGAGGTACTCTTACGAAAAATATTCCGTTACAGCCTTCTTGCTCATTTAAGAATGCAGCTATTTCACCGAATTCATTTTTTTTCATTGGTGCATACTTTAGTGTTAACTCAAATCTTTGGCCGCCGATTTTTCTAGTTAATATTTTACCTGACAAAGATTCAGATTTTACAGTATTAACTTTTGATTTAAATTCGAACGATACTGGACTTGGTACTTCTGGAAGTATAGGTGTTGGCATAGTTATTCTCCTTTTGGAAATTGTTTACAATTGTTTAAGTGATATTTCTTCATAGCAAAAGCATTATCAGCTACACCACAATATGGGCATACTGGCTTAGCCATGTTTAAAATTTTCACTTCTTCTTTTTTAGTTATTGGTTTTGGAAGTTCTATTTCTACTTTTTCTTCGATTATTACTTCTTCTACTTTCAATGGTAGTTTTTTTAGCTTTTTAGCCATAATTTTACTCCTTTGTTAAAATTTGGTCGTGTAGAACGCTCTCTAAGGCATTTCTTTATATATTGCCATATACTACTACCCTTTATAGGTAATATTAACTAGAGAGCGTCTGTGGACCTCTTACACTAGAATGGTGCGTTTTGTGCGTTTTCTTGATATATATCTCGAATCATAGACTCAAATTTACCTCTATGCGCTCTTAGCATCTCTTCTACCTCATCGGCATTAGAACCTGACACATTAAAATTAAGTGTAGGGTTATTAGATACTGTTGTGCTATTATTAACACCGTTTTGAGCTAAGAAGTTTGACAAGTCTTTATTAAGTCTATTGTCAACAACTCTTTCACCTTTTTCTAGTAAATATGTTCCTGTATCTGGAACGTTGTCGATTCCATCGTGGAATTGTCCTCTAACATTATTAAGTGCAATAGCACCTGAAGCAACTGCTTTAGCTACTCCTGGAACGTTAGCAGGGAATGGTAAAGCTGCTTGAGCTTTCATTACCGCTTGTTGCGTACTCATAATAATATCTTTAATTGCAAATGCACGATTAATCATTGCTAGTTTTTTAGAACCACTTGCTCCGTTAGCAATTATATTAGTCCATGAACCTTTTGACATCTTAGCTACTTCTTCGTAGTATTTAGTTTGTTGTCCTTTAAGTTCATCAAGTAATGTTTGTTGCTTTTGAAGCTGTTCATCAGCTGCATTATCACCATTGTCTGTGCTATCACCAAATATATTTGGATTTTCAACATCAGGTGTTTCAGCTTGAAACGTGTCTGTTCTAAAGTTTGTATTGTTTGTAAACGTTTTGTATTTACCTTCTAGCTCAGTTAATTTCTTACCGACTTCAATTAGTCTGTCTTGAGCTACTTTAGTATCAATGCTAAACTCTACAGGGTTTACAGGGTCAATGAACGGTATCTGATTATAGATATCTATTAAATCATTAATTCTGTTTGCGAAAAATCCTACGATTGCGTTTATTGCTCTACGTATATTTAACTCTGCAGATATAAAAGCAGCTTGTACTGCTAAAGCTAGCATCGGAAACGTTACGTTAAATAAGTTTCCAAACGCTGTACTGAAGTTACCGTGTATATTTTCACCTACAATTTTAAAGTAGTCAGCCATCTTACCGAATGCAAATTTAATTCTTTCAATGTTGCTTACTATTGTAAATGCTACTACTGCAAATGCTGTACCCATTAAAAACAACGGGTTTTGTAACACTGCTAAACCTAAAGCGGCTATAGCTGGTGTTGCTGCAGCAATTGCTGGTATAAAGAAAGCTGTAATTGCTATTGCTATTGCTTTAAAGTTTTCACCTACTTTACGCATAAATGGCTCAGCATTACGCATTGCTTCAGTTATACTTTGCATAGTGTTTCTAGCAAAATCTTGTAGACCACCTTCAGCAAATATCATTTGTATCTCTTCTAATTGAGATTTAAATAATAATGTATCGCCGACTAAGTTATCCATTTGGATTGCTGCCATTCTTTCAGCACTACCTTGAGCATCTCTAAGTCTGTCTGCTAATTGTGTTGTGGCTTCTAGAGCACCATTTCTAAGTAATGGTATTAAAGCGGTTGAGGCTCTAGCACCAAATATTTGTACGATGTCTGTAGAAGAAGCACCAGCAGAACGTAGTTCTTTCATGATGTCTATAAGGTTTCTTATGTTACCTTCAGCATCTACTGTAGATACTCCTAAACGTTTTAGTGTTCTTTCTTGTTTTGTCATTTGACCGTTTGCGTTAGCTATTTCCTGGGACATAACTGCACCTTTGTTAGCTAATGAAACAAATGATTGTCGTATCGCTGTACCAGCAATAGAACCTTTTAAACCAGCGTTAGCCATTTGTCCTAACATTGCAGCAGTTTCTTCTACACTCATACCCATTTCGTTTGCTAGAGGACCTGCATATTTAAATGCTTCTCCTAACTCGATAAGGTTAGTGTTACTACTTGCTGTAGTCATAGACAACACATCTGATGCATGAGCTAATTCACTTGTGGTCATATTCATACCACGCATGATGTTAGTCATAATATCAGCTGACTGCTGTACGGTTGTATTTGTTGCGGCTGCGATAGCCAATGTTGGAGCAACGGCTTCATTAATTTCTTTAATGCTTAAACCAGCCATCGCAAGGAATGAACCTGCTTCTGCTGTTTGTGTTGCTGTAAATTTTGTTTCTTTAGCTAGCTGCCTCATGTTTTTTGAGAGTGCTAGTATTTGTGTATCAGTTGCTTGAGATTTAGCTTGCACATCTTTCATAGCTTTATTAAACTGTCCTGCTGTATTAGCGGCAGCTGCTGAAAAAGCTGTGAATGATGCTGCACCCATAGTTCCAATAGCCATTGTAACTTTTGCAGCTTGGTCCTGCATTTGTTTAAATGTCTTTTTAGAATTACGAGATACTTTATCTAAATCCTTTCTAAACTGAGCGGAATTAGCTACTAGGTCGACTGTTAATCTTGATATAGTTGCCATATCTTATTTCCTTTTATTTCTTCTAAATTGTTTTTTCGCAAACATATCTATAGATTTTTTTAGCTGTTTACGAAAGTGCATTATTACTGTTCTTTCATGTCCTTTAATTGCAGGACGTAAGAACGGTGTTCCTTTTTGTTTTGACGAACCATATTCCTGGGATAGAATATATGAACCTGGAATACCAGATGTTCGACCACCGGCACTAACTCTTGCTTGCAATGCTGCACGCCTACCAGCTTTACGAGCTGATCGAGTTGATGCTGAAGTTTTTATAGATTTCTCTAAATTGTATGTGTCTTTTGGCGCTAGTTTTTTAGCTCTACCTTCAACAGGTTTCAATGCTTCTCTACCTGCTTTCCTCATTGCTTTTTCGCGCAAGTCAAGGTCCAATGCGTTAAGGGCTTTATCTAGCTCCTTTAGACCATGGACCTTGAGTTTTACAAATTTACTCATTGTTATTTCTCTTTTGATTGCGCAGCCAATTTCTTAAACATGTCCATTTGTTGTAGCTGTGTTTGACGCTTAGCTATATAATCTTCATGTTTTGGTTGTTGATAAATCCTGATAAAATCTGTGGGTTTTAAAGCTTTCCCACCTTTACCACCACCGTTGACGTTGGCTATTGTTGAACATATCAGTCCCGCTCTAAAGTCATCTTGGGTATCGCCGAACGGCTCCAACCCATAATAAACCATCCACTCGGTTAGTTCCCGAGCAGACATTTCATTTTCTAGTTGACGTACGGTCATACCTAAATGACCAGCTAGACGAAATTTAAATCGCCTAGTTGGACTGTTTTTTAGTTTCCCTCAAGTTCGTTAACGTCAGCATCTGACATACCAGACATATTTCTAGCGATGTCGAATAACTTGTTTACAACTTGAGCATTTTTTTCACCTAATAGAATTGCGTCTGCGTCTTCAAATAATCTCTGACCTTCGTCATTTACTAAACATAGTACAACTAGTCTAGCTCTTAGATTATCAAGATTCGCTGCAGAACCTATTGATGCTTCGAACTGGTCTCTTTCTCTTGCAGTTAATCCTCTAACTCCAACTGTACCACCCCATTCTTTGACCTTAACTTTTTTAATGTCTAGGTCTACTTTACTCAAAATATCGTCTTTATTTAACATGTTTTCTCCTTATGTTTAAATTGCAAATAGAGGTCCTACCCAATTAAGGATAGGACCAAGTTTTATAGCGTTTAGTTAAGCTTAGCTTAAGTCAAAAGTAACGCCACCATTGATAGCAATATCAACGTTTGCTGATACTACGTCTTCGACAGGTGAGTCGATTGAGAAGGCTGCTATAAATCCTTCAAATTCTGCTGTTGCAGTTTCTGAACCTGAGTTCCAAACACAAGCAAAAGTCTGTGCATTTCCGTTATCGTATAATGCTTTAAGAGCTGCTTGGTTAGAATCACCAGGAACAAAGTTTAGTACTAGAGATAATGTACCGGAATCTTTTTGTCCAACAAGTTTTTGTTTGAACGCATTACCGTATGCATTGTACTCTATGATATTAGCTGAAAGCTCAAGCGTACCGATTGATGATATTTCTCCAACCTTAGTTGTAGAATCAATAGTACCGCCGATTGCTGGGCTAATATGTAATTCAGTTTGTAATCCGTGGAATGGATTCGCTATTGCCATAATTATTTTCCTTATTAATTAAGTTTATATTAAAATTTCACGTGAAGTTCTATATCTAAAATACCTCTGTATAAACGAGTATCATCTTCAAATGTGTGTTGTACAGACCTCACATAAGAACCTGCTACATCCAGAGTATCTAAGCCACCTGCATAGCCGTTATATTTTGTCAATAGTTTACTTACTAAATTACGAACGTCTGAATAAGACGTACCGTAAACATCGAGCTGAACATTATGTTCAACTACAGTTAAATTGCTACCTTGTTGTACTTTAGCAAAGCCGTTATTTATTTGATAAACAATTGCTGTTGCGTTTGTATTTTGAGGTAGTCGTTCTGGATAGACACTACTTACATTTAAGTTTGCATCATTAATTAAATCATTACGTAATGCTATGTCTATCATGTTCTTTCCTCACATACCATGTGTATAGTTTTATTCCTATGTTGTACATGGCTTATGGATAAGATTTCTAGTTTCTTGCCTCCTAGGGTCAAATAGGACTCTCTAGGGAGTGTTTCTAATGCAGCATAGTATCTAAAGTATACATCGTATACTACTCTTGATACTAAAGTCTGATCAGATGTCTCTTCTGACCTTGGTTTAGTTAATGCATCACAATAATATGTGCCTAAGCTTTCAAAGTTTAAAGAGATTTCACCGAAATCATTTGTTGTGTTGGTTGGGCTGAATACTTCAGCTTTTAGTCTTAATTTACCTGAGCGCATTTATTACCTCACTTTATATGGGAATAATAAGTCTTGTGCTGCTATTATTGGTTTATTGACTGTAAGACCACTTCCTACTATATCATTTTCTCTATTTTCAAATAAAGAAGCTGCTATCAATAGAATAGCGGATTTAACTGGAGCAGGTACTTCACCAACTGAAGGTCCTGCGTTGTATGTTAGTTCGATTATGTCTTCAAGTTCATTGTGACAATTGGTTGGCCAATATTCATCGGCAACGCTTGGATGTAAATATCCTGTTGAGAACTTATTAACTAATCTGTATTTTGTGTTATCTAATGTTTGTAATTCACCATTAGTGTCGTAGTACGTTAAACTTGTTATTGATTTAACATCAGTACCAATTAATCTAATTGATGATGTTGACAATAGTTTGTTACGTGCACCTTTAACACCTCTTGGGAATTCTGATAGATACATTGTAAAGTTTCTATTATAGAAGAATCTTTTTGTATAATTTTCTGCGTGTAAAGTAGCCGCACGAATAAAGCTAACGCCTTCTAGCTCTTCTTCTGCTGAAGGTGTAAACCTAATATGTGCGTAAAACTCATCTAAAGTTACTGGAAAAGAACCTGTACCACTTACAGCTTGTTCGCCTACGGCTGTAGACGCGATCTGCCACTCAGCATTAACATATAAGTATAAAACGTTATTAGTTGAGTTGTACCAAAAGTCACCGTCTGTTGGTGTGCTTGGTTCTGTTGCAGAAACTGTTGTTGTGGATTGAGATTCTAGTACTGTAAGACGTTGTTGTATATCTACAGCATTATATGAAACAACATCAATACTACCATCGGTTGTACCCATGTATAGTATTTGGTCTGCTTCATTATAGAAAAATTCTCCAGCTAGTAATGAGCTAGGTATGAAACCTGCTATTGTACTTCTGTTTATTTGTACACTTGCCATATTTATTTTTTCCTTAAATTGTGCCCTCTCGTACGTTAATACGAGAAGGCGTATATTTTTTATTTAATTAAACTGCTGTAGTATTTAAACTACCATCGTCGTTTACTGTTAACTTATATTCAGTCCCGTTAGGAGACGTTAATATAATACCATCTGAAGTTTTAATGTTACCATCAACTTCTAGCTTTTCATTTGGCGAACTCGTTCCGATGCCGACGTTGCCACCATTAGTTATGGTTAAACGTTCAGAACTGCTTGTGTTATCCACAATTCTAAACCTATTGTTAGAATCCATTACAGTTAAAGAAAAACTTTTGGTTGAAGAAGCATTGTCAATACGAACAGTACCATTGCTTCCTACAACATGCAGATTAGAACTTGGCGAACTCGTGCCGATGC